TGTCAGGAAGTCCATTCTCTGTGACTCAAAGCTTCCAGGCTCCGTACAAGGTTGCTTCGACGCAATTCGTGAATGACCTTGGGTCGGTTTCTCCGGGGTTTGTAACCTTGAGGGATTATCTGCCAATTGGACTCTTCCAAGTTCAAGGTCAAACTTCGACAGGCTCGATGGTGGACACCCTGAATGGTGTCAGCCCAGATGACCTAAGCTTGAGACCAAGCACTGCTGGCAGGTACACGATCCTTCAGAGGACGGGAGACAATAGCTCGAATCAAGTTGTCTTCTTTGACATCTCCAACCTCTACTACGGCTTGAAGATCCAGCCAGGGTCATTTGTGCTCAGGGATACCAGCTTCTCTGGCTCCTACGGGAAGATGGAATTCACTATCCGTGATGACGGTGAAGGTAATCTCTACCGCTCAAACACCTCTGGCTCATCTCCAGATTGGGCAAGCCTGGGAAACATCTTCTACAACGAAGGCGTCGTGGTTCTGAAGCACCCAGCTCTCTACTTCTTTGGCAAAGACCAATTCGAAGCCACATTCCAGGGTGAACAGAACACTCACATCTTGACCTTCAACCTTGCAAAGAGGTCAATGATGGCAACGTCTTCCAGCAACCCAAACTACATGCCGGTTTCTGCCTCGGACAATGCCAATGACACCGATCAGAGATTCGTCTACATCACAGGAATCAACCTGCATGACGACAACCTCAATGTGATCACCAGGACCTCCCTTGCTCAACCAATTGTCGCCAGGACTAGCGACAAGTTCCTCTTCAAGGTCAGGATGGACTTCTGAGCATATTTACGCATGTGAAACGTGATGAGCTAATTCTGTTCATTGAACAGGTCGCCAAGCAAACCATTAGTGAAATAGCCACGGGTATTGACCAAGCAGCTCAAAGCGGAATGGCTCTCTATCTTTCCGACAAAGGCAGCTCCCGTTCTTTTATCATTTACAATCCAGGGGAGCTTCAACGAGCTCTAGAAGACCCTGGGTACGAAAAAAGGCTACATCTAAACCCTGGCAAGTTGATTGTGGGAGTAATTGACATTTCCCACCGAGCAAAGTGCGATGGTGCATGGGTAGTGAACACTGTCGCAGCGCAGAAGGGTTTTGGCCCACTGATGTACGACATTGCTTTTTCCAGTGTTGGTAAGGCCGGATTGATTTCTGACAGAGACACCGTGTCCAACTCTGCCAGGAAGATTTGGAAGTACATTGGCGCTTTCCGCAAAAGCGAGTTCTCGTTTTTTCCCATCAACCCAGAGAACTATGATTGTATCTTTCCTGAGCGACACGAAACATACCTGAATTACAGGTATGTGCTCAACCAGCCAGTTGACACTGGAAGACTTATCCAGCGAAGCAATGAATTTCTGAAAGCTGCCGAATCTGAGTTCCCGAACTCTAACCCGATTGAGAAGCTTGATCAGCTTGCCAACAAATTCTTCAATGGCAAGAATGAAGGTTGGCTCTGAGTTACTTTCCCGAGAAGAGATCGTAGAGATCATCGTCCTGGAAGGAATCACCACGCATCACATCATCCTCGGCAACCGCTACCTCTGCCTTTTGGATCAATTCCTCTTGGCTCAAAGGTGGTTCACCGAGCTCCATGCGGATTTGGTTCTCCCTGGCAATAAGTTCATCCACGGATAGCACTTCTCCCTGGAGAGAGAACTCATCAATCTCGACTTCAGATGGTTCCTCTGGAGACATGCGGGTAGCTGGTCTACCTGGGATGACCCTTGCGGACACTTGAACAGGTCCAACCTCAAGGCCGTGCATGGTAACGCTGGAAAAGCCTTTTCCGGCAATCATCTCGTGGAGTGTACGCTTCACGGCTTCGTGAATCAAGGTTGCCAGTTGCTTTTTGGTCGTCTTCATTTCTGTTCTAACTATTACCCCCCTTCTTCTCTCTTCTTGGTTATCCTCCACTGTGAGAAGAGCTCTCATTTTCCTTTACCAGAAATAGGTGCCATACTCAAGCCATGCCAACCCCACCAAAGAAGAAGCGCAAGCGCAAGAAGAAGTACAAGACTGGCACCCACAAGAGCCCAAAGTGTGCCACCTTAATCGAATACCGTTCGGGGTGGGAGAAGGAGGTCTGCATCTTCCTGGATAATGACCCCAACGTCGTTGAGTACGGATACGAGTGCGTAACCATCCCATACGTCTCAAATGTCCGTACAGGCAAGATCCGTACCTATTACCCCGACTTCTTGGTGACCTACAAGGATGGGACAAAAAAGCTGATTGAGGTCAAGCGCCGAGACAAATTGGCCGACCCCAAGGTACTAAAGAAGGCGAAAGCGGCAGAAGAATGGGCAAAAAAGCAAAACATCGCGTACGAGTTCTGGACGAACACGATCATCATGGCGCTGAAGAAGCTGAATCATGCGAACGACCCACCGAAGCCACGGAAACCAAGGCGGCGGAGGCTGGTGAAAAAAGCGTCGACAAAGGCACCCAGGAAGGCCAAGAAACGATCGTAGACCTTGGGTTGGACATCTCCACCTCGATTACTGGCGTAGCCCTTCTTGACACCTCTGGAGAGATGGTCTTCATGGGACACGTTCCCTTGACTTCCAAGAAGTATACCAACCTTTTCCAGAAGGCAGATGCCGTCCTGGAGTGGATGAAGGAAACACTTCCGAAGAACGTCAAGGTTCGGCGTATCTTTGTGGAAGCCAATGCCAAGGGCTTCTCTGCTGGTTTCTCCTCAGCCGACACCTTGTTCACCTTGGCAAAAATGAACGTCCTGGTCAGCTATCTCAGCCATAAGCACTTTGCGGTGCCAGTGCACGACGTAAACGTCACCTCAGCTCGCTCTAAGATCGGATACAAGGACAACCGCTCCGTCAAGCGCCCAGTGAAAGAGAAGGTCAGGGAGTTTGTCCTCTTGTGCTACCCACACCTACCCTTTGAAACCAGGGAGGTCAAGAAGGGGAAGAAAAAGGGGGCAAGAGTGCCTGTGGCGGGAGCAGCCGACGAAATTGATGCTTGGGTGATTTGTCGTGGCGGGCAACTTGCTGTAGGCTAGGGTGCATGGCATCTCAGGGTGAAGTAATTGAATTCATTGAACGCGCATTTGGCCCAGGTTCTCTGTCAAATGGCGGCTTGAACATCTCCGTTGTCTGCCCTGTTTGTGCTGAGCTAAAGGACAACCTCCAAAAGAGGAAGCTTGTCATCCGTACCGATGACTTCCTCACCCACTGCTGGGTGTGTGGCTACAGGTCGACCAACCTCTCCAACCTCCTTGCCACCTACCACCCCTTCTTCCTTCAAGAGTACAAGAAGAAGTTCAAGATCCGTGACCGCTCCCAAAGGTGCATCTTCATTGACCAATTCCGCCTTTTGGCGGAAGGCAAGAAAGAAGCCCCCAAGGAGCTAACTCCCAGCCTGACACTTCCCAGGGGGTTCAAGCTCCTTGCTGCTAACGGCAAGGATTGGAGAGCCAAGAAGGCGATCGACTACCTCCGAAGAAGAGGTTTGGACGAAGCAGACCTGTGGCGCTGGAAGATGGGAATTACAACGGAAGCCCCAACTGAGAAGGGGGAGCAAGATTACCGTTTTCGGGTCATTGTTCCCTCCTTTGATGTCAATGGGAAGCTGAATTTCTTTAGCGCCCGTGCCTTCTTGCCGGACTGGAAGGGAGCTCCATACTCTAATCCCACCATGAAGCGGGAGGAGTTGGTTTTCAACGAACTCAACATCGACTGGACCAAGGAGCTCACCCTCGTCGAAGGTGTATTTGACTTGATGAAGTGCAACGATAACGCAAGTTGCATTCTTGGCTCCAGCTTTGATCCCTCCTATAAGCTCTTCCAGGAGATTGTCACTCACCAAACGCCGGTACTCCTTGCTCTTGATCCTGATGCCAGGAACAAGGCTTTGAAGATCGCCAAAGCCCTCCTTGAGTACGGTGTCACTGTTAGGTTCCTGGAGCTGCCCCCAGGGATCAAAGATGTGGGTGAATTGAAGAAGGGGGAGTTTACCCAGTATGCAGAACGTGCGAAGCTCATGACGATGGAAGACTTCTTCCAGATGAAACTGAGGGAATAATGTCGAAATGGCATACACGCAAAATTGAGAAGGGCGAACTTGGAGAGTTGTCCAAGATTTACGAGGAGTATTTGGAGGCCCTGGATGCCGAAGAGCAGGGTCAGGTCTTGATGCTTCTCTTTGAGCTCTCCGACATCATCGGTGCTTGCGGCCTTGTTGCAGCCAAACACGGGATGAGCCTGGATGAGCTTGTGAAGTTCTCTAAGCTCAGGAGCGAGGTGGCAAGAGATGGTTGATCTTGACAAGTACGCAAAGAACGGAGTTTTCTTTCCAGATCACAAGGTCTCCATGCTGGAAGCAGACCTCTTTCGTGACATGGAGACGATCCTGCAACTCAACGGATTCCAACTCCTTTCTGTCCCGTCAATTGTGACAAAAGAGACCTACGAGCGTCAGGGTACAGTCCCTTGGGAGAAGGTCTTCAGGATCAGCGAGGACATGGCTCTTGCCGGTTCTGCCGAACAAGGAATCCTTGAAATGTTCACCGGGAAGACGGTGAGCAAACCCAGCAAGTTCTATGCCAAGAACCAGTGTTTCAGAAACGAAACTAAGCCCTACCAAGGCTTGCTGCGTCTTCGTGAGTTCACAAAGATGGAGCAATTCCTCTTTGTGCCGGAAGACAGAGCAATGGAGTTCTTCGACCTTAGTCTTCGGATCGTTACGAACTTCCTCAATGGACACAACGTCACCTATCGGATTGTGGACGTTACGGAGAAGGACGAGGGCTATCACCTTGAAAAGAAGGATGTTGAGGTGCTCACCGAGACCTACGGGTGGATGGAGACTCACTCCTGTTCCTACTTCGGTCACGAGCAGACAAGACGCTTCGACATTGGTGGTGGGATGACCACAATCAGCAACACCGCGATTGCCTCTCCTCGAATCCTGGTTCCTTTCCTTGAGCGCGGATAAACTCAGCTAGGATCGTGGTATACTCTCTTCTTCGAACGAGAAGTAAACCATGAAAATCGCTCACATTTCCGACATCCACTGGAGAGGACTCTCAAGGCATGAAGAGTACACACGGGCCTTTGAGTTTCTATTTGCCAAGCTCCGTGAATTGCGCCCTGATGCAATCTTCCTTGGGGGAGATTACTTCCACACCAAGACGGCTGGCATCTCCCCGGAGGTGATCGACAAGCTCGCGTGGATGTTCAAGTCTTTTGGAGATATTGCTCCAACGAATGTAATCCTGGGCAACCATGATGGCAACCTCGCTAATGAAAGCAGGGAAGATGCCATTTCGCCTATTATCAAGGCGATGGACTATGACAGGGTGCAGCTCTACAAGAACTCCACCGAAGTGGACATTGCAGACATCAATTCCACTGAAGTTTGTCTTTGCGTGTTCTCCTGTTTTGACAAAACCGGGTGGAACAAGGTTTGCTCAGTTGATGGAGCTATCAACATCGCTGGATTCCACGGCTCTGTTGGTGGCTCCACTATGGATAATGGTTGGGTTATGCCCGATGCCAAGGCCGAGGTCCAGCTCTCGATGTTCGACGGCTACGACTTCGTATTCCTGGGGGACATTCACAAGCGCCAGTTCCTTGCTGAGAGACCAGATCGAAATGGCGTGTTGAAGCCCTATGTGGCCTACCCAGGTTCTCTGATTCAACAGAACTTCGGGGAGGATGAGGTCAAGGGTTTTCTTCTTTGGGATATCCGCGCCAAGGACGATTGGGACGTTGAGTTTGTGGAAGTTCCAAACCTTCAACCGTTCATCACCACAATGTGGCAGGGAACGACCCAAGAGACCATCTCTTTTCTCCTGAATGCTAGGGGCAAGCTGGCAAAGGGCACCAGAGTTTTGGTTGAGCACAACACCCTGCTTTCTTCTGCTCAGAAGCGGGAGCTTGAGGGTTCTCTGATTGATGGCTACGGGGTGGAGAGTGTCTCCTATCACTCCCTCCTGAAGAACCGATACGATTCCGTTGAAGCTGGCGGGACAACTGTCAAGAAGACATCCTTGAGAAACAACAAGGAAGTCATGCGCTCCCTCTATCTTCAATTCCTTGAGGGAAATACCAAGAAGTTCCCGCTTACTCCAAATCAGGTTGACCTTGGTGTCTCCTTGATTGAGAAGCTCCTGGAAAGGGCAAAGGAAGTTGAGGCTGAAACCACGAGGGATGTTTCTTGGAGCCTGAAGAGCATCGAGTTCGACAACCTTTACCGCTATGGTCCAGGGAACAAGCTGGACTTCAGTGCTCTCAATGGAGTTGTCGGCGTCTTTGGCAAGAACAAGACCGGCAAGAGCTCTCTTGTTGGGGCTTTGCTCTACACACTCTTCAACGGCTCTGACCGAGATGGAGTGACCAAGAATGGGTTGATCATGAACCAGTCTAAGAACTCCTGCCAAGCCAGGGCAGTGGTTGCTGTGGATGGGGTTGACTACGTGATCGAACGTAGCTCTTCCCGTGTTGAGCTCCCAAAGAGAGGAAAGAAGGCAGCGGAGCAGTATGACCCGGAGAAGACCGAGACCAAGCTCTCCTTCTATCGCCTTGATACAGATGGCAGAACGGAACTGAACGGTATCAGCCGAGAGGACACAGACAAGGCAATCAGGAAGCTCCTGGGAAGCCCTGACGACTTCCTTTCCACCTCTGTTGCCACCCAGCGAAGAATGGAGGCTTTCATTGACGAAGGCCCTTCCGCAAGGAAGACCATTCTCAATCGTTTCTTGGACTTGGAAATTTTCGAACTCCTTTTCTCCTATGCCAAGGAACAGACAGCAGCCATGTCGGCAAAACTGGCTGCTATCCGGTCTCTTGAACCAGAGGAGGTTGAAGAAATCGAAAACGAGATTGCTGAACTCGAAGACTCGATTCCGGCAATTGATGCCGAACTGGCTGAACTCCGAACATTGAGCGCCACCCAAACAGCTTGGCTTGCCAACAACGACACCTTTCAGATCAACCGGATGTTGACAACGGAAAGGGCCGCACTTGAGCTCAAGAAGCAACTGCTTGAGAAGTACGCATCCCAGCGTGCTTCCTTGAGCCAGAGTGTGGCGGCAACTGAGCTGCGCATTGCAGAGCTTGCTGGGAAGATCAAGACCTACGATCCCGAGGCGCTAAAGGAAGGAGCACGTAAGCTCACTGAGCTTTCCAGCAAACTCACGTCTATCTCTTCTTCCCACAAAGAGGTGCTGGATAGGCTTGAAAATCAAGAAAAGAACGTGCGGAAACTGACGTTGGTTCCTTGTGGTGATTCCTTTCCTGACTGCCGGTACATCAAGGATGCTCATGCCGACAAGAAAGTCCTTGCTGAGACACAAGCTAAACTGAACGAACTGGCAACCTCCTTGAAGGAGCACATGGAGATTATCCGGGTTGAAAAGGCAGAACGGTTCGCCGAGCAGCTAGCGGAGTTTGAGCAAGCGAAGAGCAAGCTTCAACTCCTGGAGTCCAATGCTAAACTGGAGAGGGCAAAGCTTCAATCCCTCGACGAACTGGAAGCCGTTGCCCAGGAAGCTGTTGCGATGTTGACAGTCAGGGTTGACGAGCTCCAGAAAGAGCTTGATGCCTACAACATTGAAGCAATCAAGGAAATGGAGCGAAATCAACGCGAAACCAGAGCCAAGCTCACAGCCCTTGAGCAGAAGAAGGGGAGTGCCATCGGGGCCCTTGCAAGAGCGCAGGTTCATCGAGAAAATGCAGCAAAGGCCGAGGAAGAGCGAGAACTCCTTGCTAAGGAGCTCAAGGTCCTGGAATCCGTTCAAGCTGCGTTTCACAGGAATGGAATCCCGGCAATCATCCTGAAGACACAGCTCCCAGCGATCAATCAAGAAATTGAGCAATTGCTTGGGGGACTGGTGGACTTCAGGATCACCTTTGAAACTGAACCCGGTTCCAACTCCCTTGACATCCTGATTGAAGATGGGCATTCCAGGCGTCCCCTTGAGCTCGGTTCTGGAATGGAGAAGATGATGGCTTCCATTGCAATCCGGGTAGCCTTGGTTAACCTCTCAAACCTCCCCAAGGCCGACGTGTTCATCATCGACGAAGGATTCAATGCCCTCGACGAAGAGCACGTTGGGAAGTGCCTGAGCCTCCTCCAGGGGCTCAAGGATCACTTCAGGACCGTTCTGGTTATCTCGCACATGCAGCGGGTTAAAGAGGCTTCTGACGCGATTGTCGAGGTCATCAACTCTGGTTCCGATTCAAGGATTGAGGTATAACCTCGGCCCAACATGAACATCTTCCTTCTTGATACCAACCCGGTTCTCGCAGCAAGTTACCACTTTGACCGCCATGTCGTTAAAATGACGGTTGAAACAGCCCAGTTGCTCTCGAACTGTGTTGAGTATCAAGAAGGTAAGACCTACCGCCATAGCCACGAGAAACACCCCTGCACCCTGTGGGTGAAGGAGAACCCAGTTCATTTCTGGTGGCTCTTTTACTTTGGCTTGGCTCTGGGGGAGGAGTACACCTTCCGCTATGGGAAGACCCACTCCTCTGTTGCCATCATTGAGGAATGCGGCAAGCGCATGACCCACGCAACCGGGATTCCATCCTACTTTGTCCAGGTGATGCCGGATGAGTGCAAGGTTCCTGGAGATACTGTTCAGGCATACCGTAACCTCTACATGGGACCAAAGCGATCTCTTGCCAAATGGAAGAAACGAGACACTCCCTGGTGGTGGGTCTAACATTCCAGCATGACGACCTGGACTCCATTTGATTCCTACCGGGAAATGAAGGTTCTCTTGGATGGAAAGATCCTCGTGATCCGCCCATCCGACGCTGCAACCGTCGTTCCCCTCTTCTGCCCTCTCTGTGAGGTCTCAATGAAGACCGCAGACGACTCTATTGCCTACAGGAAAGCCCAGTGCTGCGAGAAGTGTTTCTTGGTCTGCAAGGGTGACAAGACGCTTCTGAAGCCAGAGCAGTGGGCAGAATACCTGGAAGAACGTCGAAACGGCCCACGTTCTCTATTTAAGCTCAAGTAATAGGGAAACATGGTAGAAGACTTCAACAAGTACATGGCCCTGAGCAAGGTCCTGAACAACTCCTGGGGCACAGGCTCTCAGCTCAAGAGCCCTTCACAGTCTGTGAAGTTCCAACTGCGTGACGAGCAGGTGATGAAGGCTTCTTTGGTCATGATCGTCAACATGCCAAATAACCCGAAGACTGCTCACGAGTTCAAGCAGCGCTACAAGAACGAAGCTCTTGGGAAATTGAAGAGCGCCGTCGCTGACCTCAAAGAACGCTTTTCCGAGCAAAATGAAGGAAAGACGGTCTCTTTCAAGGTCATCGAGTCCTCGATCCAAGAGGGGGTTGAGTATCTGACCAACGCTCAGTACACCCCAACTCTGAGAGCCTATTTCAGGCTCAACTGCCTATTTGCCGTTGAATGACCAGGAAAAGGCAAATGTTCTTCGCTAGTTAAGAACAAATGCCAGTTTCTAACATTCCAGCGCCAAAAGGCAAACTCAAGCAGGAAGAGATTATCAAGTGCGGTGTTGACCCCTTGTACTTCCTCAAGCGTTACGGGTACATCACTCACCCCAAGAGGGGTCTGATCAAGTTCACGACCTACCCATTCCAGGACGACTGCGTTCGTGACTTCGAATCCCACCGCTTCAACATCGTTCTGAAGTCCAGGCAGCTTGGTCTCTCGACTATTTGTGCAGGCTACTGCTTGTGGATGGCTCTTTTCCAGAAGGAAAAGAACATCGTGGTCATTGCAACCAAGCTCGATGTTGCGAAGAACTTCTTCAGCAAGATCATCAAGATGTACGACAACCTTCCTGATTGGTTGGTAATGACCAAGGAAGAAAGCCGTTCGGTCAAGTCGATCAAGTTCACCAATGGCTCCAGGATCTCCGCTATCCCCACCGGAGATGACGCAGGACGTGGTGAAGGTATCTCCCTTCTGATTGTCGACGAGGCTGCTCACATTCAGGGTTTTGACGACCTTTGGATGGGTCTTTACTCGACTGTCTCCACTGGAGGTAACATCATCCTCCTTTCCACCCCAAAGGGTGTTGGAAACGTCTTCCACAAGACCTGGGTTGGTTGTGACCTGGAGAAGAAGGAGAATGACTTCCATGGAATCAACCTTCCTTGGACTGTCCATCCCGAGCACGATGAATCCTGGTTCAAGGAGCAGTGTCGTAACCTTGATGCAAGAGGTATTCAGCAGGAGCTTCTTTGCTCCTTCCTTGGATCGGGGCACACTTACATCCCTGAAGATTCCCAGGAGTACATCCAGGCCAACATCCAGGAGCCGATTGCCAAGCTTGGTTTCGACCGAAATATTTGGGTTTGGAAGTATCCTGAGACAGACCACAAGTATGTGATCTCTGCTGACGTTGCTCGTGGAGACTCCGATGACTACTCAACTGCCCATGTGATTGACACCACGGCAGATGAAGTTGTTGCTGAGTATCAAGGCAAGATTCCACCAGACAGGTTTGCTGAGCTCCTGATCGACCTTGGTCAGAAGTATTGCGGCGCTATGATCTGCCCGGAAAACAACTCTTTCGGCCTTGCAACCGCCTACAGACTCAGGGACCTGAAGTATCCGAACATCTACTACGAGAAGTTCGCCAAGTCCAGCGTCTACCAAACCTACTCGGAAGAGGACGTACGGAACTTGACACCTGGAATTACCACCACAGTCAAGAACCGTCAGGCAATGCTCGCCAAGCTTGAAGAGGTGCTCCGCAACAGACGTTTGAAGGTCTATTCCTCCCGCCTTGCCGAGGAGCTCAAGACCTTCGTTTGGAATCCAACCACCAACAAGGCGTCGGCAATGAAGGGGTACAATGATGACCTCATCATGTCCATCGCAATTGGTTGCTACCTCTACGAGGCAAATGAGAGCCACGTTGACACCAATGCCCTGAATGCCGCCATGTTGGCTGCTTGGGGCAAAAACGTCACCCAAATGAACCCAGCGGGTTATTCCAACCAACAGGTTCCAGATGGTGAAGCTCCATTGGCCTTCCAGCGTGTCAGCCACGGTTCGGCGTACAACCACCAGAACGGCTACTACAACAAACCGTTCAGCCAACAGAACATGAAACCCGGAGTGTCAGCCCAGCAAGCTAGACCAGCAGTCTCGGCCTACAATGCTTACTCTTGGTTGTTCGATGGCGACCCAAAACCGAAAAAAGAAGGTTGACACAACCCAGCTTTGTGTCAAAGCTCTCGGGGCTATGCACAAGTTCCTCCGAGCAGCTTTCGACCTTGCAAAGGAACATACCTTTGATCCCCACCTGGAGTACAACCATTGTGCGGTTATCGCCAAAGGTGAAAAGATCCTTTCTGTTGGGTACAACTACCGAGGTACGAACCCACTGACGGAGCACTACAGGACCAAGGAACACACCTGCACCGTTCATGCCGAAATTGATGCAATCGTATCGAAGCGGAAGAAGGTGCGGTTTGAGGGAGCCAAGGTCTACGTTGTTCGCATCAAGTCTGACGGAAACGTTGCAATGAGCAAGCCCTGCGAGATGTGTCAGCACGTCCTCTACAACTACGGGATCAAGCGGGCTTACTTCTCGACCGGCGAATTCCCATTTGTCGGGAAGATGAAGATTGACAACCCAGCCAAGGTTGCGTAGATTGGGTCCATGACTCAAGAATACCAACCGATCCATGACAGAGCAGCAGGAATCCCTCGCCCCCGCCATCCGGTGATCCTCTTTCGAGAAGGCGCTGGTATGATGGATGAAAACGAGCTGGCTGCCGCAAAGAAACACTTTGTGACGGTCAAGAGCCGTATGTCAGTTTCGGGGAACTCGCTGGTGATTGGTAGGTACTCTGTCCTTCCGTATTACAGCGAACTGGAGAGCGACTTGAACTCGGTCGGGGCAAAGCTCATCAACTCCTACGGGGAGCACAGGTATGTTGCCGACCTCCAGAATTACGCTGCTGACCTGGATGAACTCACACCAAAGACCTGGAGCTGGAGAGACTTCCCGTATCTCCCTGACATGCCTTTGGTCGTGAAAGGGGAAACCAACAGCAAGAAGGATAAGTGGAACACCCACATGTTCGCTCCAACCAAGACAGACGCAATTGCTGTTTACCAGCGGTTGATGGATGATTCCCTTCTGTCCCGCCAGCAAATCTACGTCCGGGAGTATGTTCCTCTCAAGAAGCTCGGTGTTGGGCTTTACGAGCAACCCATCACAGTGGAGTTCAGGTTCTTTGTGCTCCACGGAAAGGTGGTTTCCAGCGGCTTCTATTGGTCCAACCACCTGGGGGACATCCAAGAGGTTCCCTCGCCTTCCATGGTCCCCCAGGAGTTCCTTGAGGCTGCCATCGACAGGGTCAAGGACAACGTCAGCTTCTTCGTGATGGACGTTGCTCTCACAGAAAGTGGACGTTGGATCGTCGTCGAGCTGAATGACGGTCAAATGTCAGGCTTGTCTGAGAACGACCCCAATGTTCTCTATGGGAACATGAAGAAGCTGCTCTGGACGAACCCGTAACTCTTTTCCCCTTGACTCAACTCAAGGGCAAGCTTAGACTACTTAGCATCAACGGGCGCGACCCGGTTTCGACGTGGATAGCAAAGGATTGATAGCGTGACGGCAGGTGGTTGGCGCTGCCTTAAAGAAGCTGACCAAAAACACAAGGCGCTGAAGAAGCCCTCCCTCTCGCTGCTTAATTGCACGAGACACTGCCTGAGAGCTCTGTTCGGGCGTTCAAAGCAGTGATTCAATCGAACAAGGTTCCCCGAGATGCTTGTGGTAGGGAGAGCCGAGATACTACAAGAACCTCC